TAAGGGAAACCTTAAGTTTGAACTCCGAACGTGGACTGAGCGCTTGGAGCAGGTCTTTCCGGCATGGGAGAATATTCTCCCGTCGGAACGATTCCTGGACCAAGAATGCACAGTTACCTACTGTTCTCCTGGGACTGAGATGCCCGTGCGGGTTATCACGGTCCCTAAGACGGCGAAGACGCCTAGAATCATTGCTATCGAGCCATCCTATATGCAGTATATGCAACAAGGTATACTCGAAGCAATTGTGAACGAGATTCCTCGATTTGACAACCCGAGAAATTTCATTCAGTTCGATGATCAAGGGATTAATCAGGCCCTTGCTCAAGTTGGCTCACTATCAGGCCAACTTGCCACACTCGATTTGAGTGAGGCATCGGATCGCGTCTCCAATCAGCATGTACGCTGCCTTGTTCGCAACTTTAGCGGCCTTCGGGCTGCTATTGATGCTACAAGGTCACGGAAGGCTGACGTAAACGGAAAGACTATTCGTCTTTCCAAATACGCGTCTATGGGTTCAGCTCTTTGCTTTCCTTTTGAAGCAATCGTCTTTACGACGGTTATCTTCTTAGGGATCGAAAAGCAGCTCAACCGCCCACTTACCAAAGACGATTTTCAATCGTACTTTGGGTCCGTGCGCGTCTACGGTGATGACATTGTCGTTCCCGTAGACTTTGTGCAGAGTGTTGTTGAGGAACTCGAGAATTTTGGTTTTCGAGTTAATCGCAGCAAGTCTTTCTGGACCGGTAGGTTCAGAGAGAGCTGCGGTAAAGAGTTCTACGATGGAACGGACGTATCTATCGTCCGCTTTCGTAGACCCTTCCCCGACACACTGCAGTGCGTTCAAGAGATAGAGAGCCTCGTCTCCTTTAGGAACCAGCTTTACAAAGCTGGCCTTTGGGGGACGGTTTCCCAACTCGACGAGATTTTGAATGGTATAATACCATTCCCTATCGTCGAAGGCACCTCTTCCTTGTTGGGGCGTCACAGTGTCTTTCCTGTTTCAGGAGAGGCCTGGGACAATGATCTACATCTCCCTCTTGTCAGGGGAGTTGTAGTCAAAAGCATCTTGCCAAAGTCGAACATTGACTCTGATGCTGCCCTTCTCAAGTGGTTTCTCAAACGCGGACCTAACCCGTTCGATGACGAGAAGCACTTGGAACGCGCTGGGCGTCCTGTTTCCGCTCGCATAGTGAACAGGTG